TTGAAATTTGAGATTGATGCACATTGTCATGGCGTTAACTAGTGAGCTTTCGACCTGTCCGATCTGCTTGAAGCATTGGTTTGCTGGTTGGTCATTCCGGATCGACTCTCTCAAGTCAAGGATCGCTTTCTCCATAGTCTTAACAACTTGAGATATATTGATCCTCGCCTCGGTAATGTCATTGACATCCTTAATGAACTTGAATGTCTGCTTGGTGTTGAAAACTGTAATCATTTTTGATTCCCTTCTTTTTCGCTTTCGCTTTGTGCTAAAGCTATAGCAGAATGGTAAGGGTAGTTGGCAAGTATCGTCAAGCGCTTAAAAGTAATTAGCAAAAACGCCATACACAGTAAGGGAGTTAGCCGATTAAAAAAGTAGCGCCAGAATGCGGCCTAATTTTTTTTATTTGTCTATCTCTGGTTCTACGGTCTCGGAGGGTAGCTAATCACTAAGGGAATAAAGCACCAATACAAGGATCAATCGTAAACACGGATAAACCGACATTAACAGGCTTAATGCAGCTTCTCAATAAAAAAACCTTTAAAACAAAGGGTGTTTATTTTGTCCCGTGGCTACCATGCGGCCACCAGTGGAGTAGTGAATCTCATGTAGGTTACATGAAAGATACATGAGATATGCGGTTTGTATGGCTCATAGTGGCGCTGTATGGGCCGTATGGCGGTTATATGTGTAGTCAGCTTGTGACGTAGCTCCCCACGTAGGGGTAATAACTATTAATAACTCTGCTGGCTAGCGTATGGAAACCATATGCAAAATATTTGATGTGTTTTGCAGGGTGTGGTAATCGTTCGGATTTGTTTCAGCTTGCCAAAAAATGTATTTCGCGCGGACTGCAATTGTTTAGGCGCAGTAGGGGGTCAAAGTAGCGAGCCAGACTCTTCTGGGGTGGGGGCCACTTAGGGATAATTCACGAGAATCCTAGTTATTAAGTTGCGGGGGGAAGCTAATGATGAAAGGAACAGGTTAAAGTCATTAACTCCCCCCAGCGGTGGAGGTTGTTAAAGTATAACTGATTTGGTTATACTTGTTCCACGTTAAACATGAGGAGGCATTATGCCAAAGGTAGGTAATAAGCACTATGCGTACACTGCAAAGGGTATGGCTAAGGCTAAAGCGGCAGCAAAGAAGAGTGGTAAGAAGGTAAGTTATGGGAAGCGCAAAAGGAGAACATAGTTATGCCACCTAGAGTTACGGCTCGTAAACCAAGAGCATCGGTAAAAAGTCCGAAAGTAAGTTTGGCGGTGTATAAGGCTGCTGAGGGGATTGGTCCAAAGAGAAAGCCCACCACTCGTAGGAGTATAAAGTACAAATCTACCCCTACTACATCTGTAGCGAAGGGTCGTGGTACATCGACTGGACGTAGGAGTCGTAGTGTCCGTCCTCCTAGACCGTATTACTGGGAAACCAGTGATCAAGGCGGATTACCCCGTAGAAGCAGTGTAGGTGGTTCAAGGAGAAAATAATGGCTAATTGGATTAAGAAGGCTACGTCTAAGAACAAGGGTGCGTTTGGTAGACAGGCTAAGCGAGCTGGTATGAGTACAGGTGCATTCGCTAGGAAAGTTAAAAAGAGCCCCAAGAAGTATTCTGCGACTACAGTAAAACGCGCTAATTTAGCGTCTACTCTCGGCAAGTTACGGAAACGCGCATGAGTGCCGACGTAATTCCTTCTCTGTTAGAAGAGCTTATTGACAAGTTGGACCCTAATGTAGATTATGGTGAGCGGTCATATGAGCAGGTATGTGACCAGATACGCAACGGCACACTCACGATTAAGCCCATTGTCTACGACAGGCCTATTATTCGGGACCCTGCCTTGAACGGCAGATTAGTTAGGGGGAGCGGGCGTTTGCATTCGGCAACACTGTCTGCTGAGAAGATTGAAACGATTAGCCGTTTTTTGACTCGCGCTGCTGAAGACTTTGATTCTGTGTATGAGGCTCTCACTGACGCTGCTGTGACTAAAGGTGATGTACGGGCTCAAAAGGTGTTTATGGAAATGTTCATTGGGCGCCCGAAGGAAAGCACTGTCACTGTCAATAGTAAGGTTATGGACCGACTGTTAGATGCGGCAGAAAAAGAAAAGGAGACGGTGATTGAAGTCATACAGCCATCCGGAACTATGGGAACTGATAAACGACGATGAGCCGTATGTGCCGTGGGAATGGCAAGCCGAGCATGTCCACGCTCATCACGAAACAAAAAGGCTTATCCTAGCCTGTGGACGTCGGGCTGGTAAGACGACTGCTATCAAAGCAGAGATTGTCCGTGAGGCCCTAAAGCGAAAAACTGAGCAGTTCGGGGTACTTCACGCTCCGTATATCTACGTCATAGCCCCCAATTATGAGCTCACCATGAAGGTGTGGGAACCTGTATGGGACCTGTTTGTAGGTCGAGGCGCCCCATTAAGGGACTATTATGTCTCTCACGACAAGACTAGAAAGCTCATTACTGTCGGAGATGGAGCTCGAATACAGGCTAAATCAGCTGACGACCCTACTGCATTGCAGGGAGATCGCGTCACCGCAGCGTTTGTAGATGAGGCTCACGACCTTAATCCAGAAGCGTGGGCAAACTTTATGCCCGCTCTAGCTGACTCTGACGGAAGATTAGTGGCTATTGGTATAGCCAGAGGGAAGGGCAACTTTCGTACTTATTTTCAAATCGGGCAAGAAGACGACCCTCGTTATTACTCCGCTTCAGTCACCTCATTAGCACACCCAAACATCGACGAAGACGATTTAGAAGAATTTAAACGAGACCTAACAGAATCTCAGTTCAGGCAACAGTACCTCGCTGAGTGGGTTGAAGACGATGGTCAGGTCTTTAGGAACATCGACGAATGTTTCGATGGCGACTGGGAGGAACCTAAAGAAGCTCAATACTTAATGGGACTCGACATAGGGAAAATAGAAGACTACACAGTAGCGTATGTAATTAACATTAATACGATGAGTATCGTAGCAAGGGATAGATTTAATGGATTGGACTACACACTCCTCGGTTCGCGCATTGCAGGGCTATACAAAAAATACAGGTGTCAGACGATTCACCTTGATGGGTCTGGTGTGGGTGAGCCTGTGGCTGACATCCTACGCAGCGAGGGTTGTTCTATTACATCGTTTAAGTTCACTAACCAATCGAAAGCTACACTTGTATCCACCCTCGCCGCCGAAATCGAGCATGGGAGAGTTCATTTCCCCAAAGATGACGAAATACTTAAAAAGGAGTTAGAATTATTTGAAGGCACTGTGTTAGCTGGCGGAGCTGTTCGGTACGGGCATCCTGTCGGATACCACGATGATTCCGTGATGGCTGCGGGCTTAGCGGTCATGAAAGCAAAAAAGAGAAAGAATACCACATCAATGATGCGCCGTTCTGACTATTTGACGTTTGGATAATGTATGACCACTGAAGAGTTTTACGGAGTGTTTGATGACGACTATGGCAGATATCACCGCCTGAAAAACGAAGTGTTCAACGGTTACTTTTCAGCAATGAATGAGGACACCAAATTTTATAACGGAGATTATCCTGACATTGGAGAAATTATTCCCCGTGAGTACAGAGAATCAGGCATGTCTGCCACCATTCCGCCCACTGCTCGGAACGCGGTAGATAACGCATCGGATCACATACTCACTACCCCTCACATTTATGTCCCAGTGAAACAGACTGACAGCGACCAGCAAGGACAACAAGACCTAGCTGAACGTAAACGTCAATTCTTAGCTGCGTTTTGGCATAGAGTTGAGGTCGATTACGGCGACCCGCTCGCGCTAGGGCGTAAGAAGCTCGTTAAAGACGGGCGCATAGTTATGAAAAAAGAAATCAGATGGGAGCTTATTCCGTTCCCTCCCCCAAACGATGCGTCTCGTGGGGAAAAACAGCGCTACCGAAATCATTTACGCAAACTAGCGCAAGCTAAATTTTTGTGGAAAGTGTCAGTGCTCCCGAATGAAACTATTGTAGAGGACCCAGATAACCCAAATGATCCCTTGTACGCTTACGAATTTTATGACATTTACCCCGACGAAGCCCGACGAAGGTTCCCCGACTACGCAGACGAATGGAATTCTACAGAGTTAGATAAGCTCGAATTTGTGGAAATGTACACCAAGCCGCATGGGAGTGACAAAGGTCAGCATAAAATGTGGGTAGGTGGCCGTTTAGTTCACGATGAAATGAACCCTTACTGTTGGGAAACAGCAGCCTCTACTGACGAATACTTAGACTTTGAAGGTTACATACCGTATATTATCCGTGACTCAGGGTGGGGAGAAACGACTGCTAAGAACGACCCTGCTGACAGGTATGTAGGTATTTTAAGGTACATACACCCTGTACTACAGGCGGAAGCACGTCAGCTCACTGCAGTGGACATCCAATTACGGTACTCCACGTTTGCTCCTGTCATTACTAGAAATGTCATGGACGACAGTACCCCTATAGAATTAGGCGCTGGTAAACGGATTAACCTTGTAGATGACCAAGAAATTAATTTTGTGAAGCTCCCTGAAGTTCCGTTGTCGGCGTTTCAGATGATGGATAAAGTGCATCAATATACAGCTGATCTGTCTAAGATGGGTACGC